TTATCCCTTTCGGACAATGCCCTGGGTGATACGGTCTAAGATGACAGCCAATATCACGAGGGCAATGCCCCCTTCAAAACCAAGTCCGATTTTCATTTGTGTGATGCCCTCCAATACCACCTCACCCAATCCACCAGTCGAAATCATAGCAGACACCACTACCATGGAAAGGGACATCATGACAGCCTGATTGATGCCAGTCAACATAGTGGGGAAGGCCAAAGGCAACTGCACCTTGAAAAATAATTGCCGAGGAGTGGCGCCGAACGCCCGAGCTGCCTCTACAACATGCCCGGGCACCTGCCGCATTCCCAATCCCGTAAAGCGTATCACCGGAAACATGGCAAAGACAATGGTGGCAAGGACGCCAGGAACCGTACCCAACCCGAAAAACAGCACCGCAGGAATCAGAAAAACAAAAACGGGCATAGTCCGCATACAGTCCAAAACAGGACGGAATATCCGGTTACAGCGTTCATTTTTCTCTGTCCAGATGCCGAGCTTGACCCCAATCAGCAACGCCGCAAATGTGGAGAAGAGCACCAGAGCAAGCGTTTGCATGGTTTCTTTCCAGAATCCCATGCCCCATACGAGCAATAATCCAAAAAGAGTGAAAAGCCCCATGCCTTTACCCGATTTCCACCAAGCCAATAAAGCAGTCAGTGAAATAAACACATAAAACGGGATGGCATACAATACCAGCTGGAAGCTGTCGATGACGCCTTCTACGTATACGTTCCACACATCAAAAAATCCTGCACCCTTCTCAGCCAGCCATTCAATGGCTACTTCTATATAATGTCCTATGTTTATCATTGCAACTGTTGTTTTCTGTTTATAAATCAATCTATGACCGAGGTAATACCTTTTGCCTTCGTCACACGCGACTTCACAAAATTCCGGACATAGTCATTGGCGGGTTTCGTCAAAATTTCCTCCGACGTACCAATCTGCAGAATTTCACCGTCACGCATGATGGCTATACGGTCTCCCAACCTGATGGCCTCTTCCCAATCATGGGTAACAAATACAATCGTCTTCTTCTTTTCTGATTGCAAAGCCAACAGTTCGTTCTGCATCTGAATACGACTCAATGAATCAAGAGCCGAGAAAGCCTCATCCATGAGTAAGATTTCGGGATTGTTCGCCAAAGCACGTGCCAAACCCACACGTTGCTTCATGGCTTCCGAAAGTTCATTTATCATCTGATTTTCACATCCGGCAAGTCCTACGGTCCGCATACTTTCCAACGCCTTCTGCTCACGTACCTTTTTCCTGACACCTTGCAGCTCAAGCCCGAAAGCAATGTTCTGCCACACGGTGCGGTGAGGCAACAATCCGAACTGTTGGAACACCATAGCCAGTTTTTTACGACGGACAGTACGTAATTCCTCGTCTGTCATGGTAACGATATTGCTGCCATTGACTACAATTGCTCCAAGAATAGGTTTATCAAGTCGGTTGATACAACGTAACAGACTGGACTTTCCACTTCCACTCAACCCCATAATGACAAAAATCTCACCTTCATTGATGGCAAAATTGGCACCATTTACAGCGATAATACACCCTGTTTCTTTCTTGATTTCCCATTTACTCTTCCCTTTCATCAACATCTTGAACGCTTTATTCCGTTCACGACCAAAAATAAGGTAGAGCTTGATTATTTCTATTTTCTTTTTCTCATTCATAAAATAAACCTCCCTTTCATTTGTTCATATTTTTCTCCAGTTAAACACAAAAGCGATTTGAATGCCTGTCTGCCAAACACACAGGCACGTAACAATTTTATTGTCATTCTCTAGGAACAACAATCATTTATTTTTTTATTGTTTCAGGAAACAACTGCAATAGGGGGAATGACAATAAGTCTGAATCTCATGAAATAAATGGTCAACAAAGAATTATCCAGACGATTCTGCCCTCTAAAGACTTTTTTCGCGATGTTTCGCAAAGATAATAAAAATATCTGATTAAACAAATTCCATCGGCCGACAATGACAAATCTTCCAATCCCCATACATAGCATGGATAATTCGCTAAAAATCAATAATAATAATCAGAAGGCCAGAAACAGAAGCAATTTATTCTTTTTTCCTTTTCCCCAAGTAAAGGTCGTCAATTTCTATTGGACAATCAAGTAAAAGACATATTTCAGAATCTTTTTTAGATTTCCCAGAAAGGACCTGAATTTGCTCATAACTGCATCTGTTTTTATATCCTTCGTTACAATCGTTACACAATCTCACAAAGGAAATGTCATTAATTGAATTATGAGCAGAAAGAATTAAGACAACAGCTGAAAAATCAGCGAGTTAGCATGAAAATCGTTACAATAATCAGACGTCGGTTTTTCTGTAACGATTTAGTAACGGAACTTTGTCCGAAGTGGGCTGTTTGATGTCCTTGGATTGGCACTTACAGGACATAAAAAAAGTCCACAATTCATTGGAATTGTGGACTTTGTCACTTTCAGACTCTCAGTTGTCCTTGAGTCTCAGCGGTGCGTACGGCTCTAAGCCCAAGATATTCAAATATAATCAACTGTTATCACATTTTCATAAATAGCCGAATATTCAGGATTTTACGCTATTGATTGAGTACGACCGTACCCAAATAGTAAAGCCATTTTCGGGTACTTTTTCGGGTTTTCTATTTTTTACTATTGCTTCTTCTTTCTTCGGAAAAGGTGTCAAATTTAGACATATTTTCCTCTTTAACCGCATCCACTATTTTTATATACGGCTTCATTGCCTTGTAATCACTATGCCCCGTCCATTCCATAATAACGTTAGTAGGAATACCCAGCCTTATAGCGTTGCAGATAAACGTCTTTCTTCCGCTATGCGTGGTAAGAAGTTCGCACTTTGGCAAAACATTTTCATAACGTTTGTTTCCCTTGAAAAACACTATTCTAACGGGTTCTTTTATTCCGGCTATTTCGGCAGCTTCTTTAAGGTATTCGTTCATTTTCGCATTACTGATAACCGGAAGGGCTAACCCTTTGGGGAAATGAATGTTTTTGTATTTGTCAAGTATTTGAAGTGCGTATTTGTTAAGCTCTATATGCAAACGGTCTTCGGTTTTCATAGTAACGATAGATATAAAAGGCTTGTTTGTCGTCCGTTTGACATCGCAGGGACGTAACCGGGCTACATCGGAATATCGCAACCCGGTAAAGCAGCAGAAGCAAAATACATCACGTACGCACGACAAAGAACTGCGGTTTTCCGGAAATTGATAGTTTAGAAAGTGTTGCAGTTCTTCCCATGAAAGGAAAATAACTTCTTTGCAGTCTATCCCCTTAAAACGCGGTTTATATTGTTCATGCAAAAGCCCATTATAGTAACCGTTGTTACAAGCCCAGCGGAGAAACCAACGTACATAACTCATATACTTGCTTACGGTCGTATTCATTTGTCCCGCGTCTTGCAGGTATTTAACAAAGCCTTGTAGCTTTTCCTTTGTCAGTTGGTTAAGTATTTGCTGGGGCATATAAGCATACAGATGTTTACGCAAACTACTAAATTTCGTATAGGTAGCCGGAACCCAGTTATTAGCCGTACCAGCTTCTACTACAAATTTGTCGAAAACAGTAAAGAAGTCCGGCGTTACTTCCTTCTTCTTCCTTCCGGCGGCTTCATCGAAAGCCGCCTTAAATTCTTTCGCTGTTGGCGTTCTGCGGTTGTCGAGTTCAAACCGGGTTAAGACTTCTTCAACAATAGATGAAAGGTTTGTAAGAGCGCGATTTATTTCGCCTGCCGTTTGGTTGAAACTATTCTTTGCACCGATTTTCACGCAGGCGTTATTATTGTCCCACTTTTCCGCGTCTATTACATAGCCAGAACGCAAATCCACACGAATGCCTGCAAAAGACACCCGCAAACGTATAGGCACGTTTTCCGTAAGCCTATCCCCTTCCGTTCGCGGCGATAATTGGTACTTAATAGAGAATTTCATTATTCAATAAGCATTTTACCGCGCCCGGTTATAAGCCAGCGTGAAGAAATTGGATAATTAACGACCAGCGAATAGATCGCTTCTACTTCTATATTCTTGTAACGTGATTGGTAGCCGGGCTTCGGAGAAACGCCATAAGTAAGCCGCATTTCCCTATAACGCGGCGCACTTAAATCGTAAAGCGTACAAAACGCTTCCAACGCGCTAACCTTACCCAAACTTACAATCGCTTCAATTGCTTCAAAAAAGCGGCGGTTTATCCCTTCGCTTATAGTCGAAGGCTTGGCTATTGTACGGGGCATAAATTCGCACGTTTAAGGTTAGACATCATTGTATTATATTCCCCTTCCGGTATTCGGGCACATTCATTCCCGGACAAGTAGGCAGCTTCCAACGCATCAAACACAGCCTCCGGGATAAATGGATACAAAGCCCGGTTACTATAAAACTTATCTACATTTACTTCTACCATATAGCTAATAGTTATTTTTATTGATTTTTCAATTTAAGCGCGTTTCGTTCCAAAATGGTATAGTTATAAGGCGAAAATAAAATAACGCGAAAATGGGCTTAAAATCGCCTTGCTTTCGTATCACTTTAATACGGCGATTGTATGATATTATTATCATATAAGTACGTGCGTGTGATACTACTTTATGAAAGCCTTTTCAGTATTTAGGAACTTTGCGACCAAATACTAAACGGCATTTGCACATCCTGCATGTTCTACCGTCTGGGCATTGGCTTTTTTGCTTAAATCCGTAAGGCTTTCTATTGTACGCTGCTGGCTTTCTATAATTGAAAGCAAACGCGACTTTTCGTTATTGGCTTCTTCCAGCAACTTAGCCAACAGTTCGGAAGAAGGCAACTCGCCTGCGTTCTGCCGTTGTTCGCCTTCCTTCTTTTCGTTAGGTAACAACATTTCCCCCTGCCCCAGCAAAAGCCAAAGCGGATTAAGTTCCGGGAACTGTATGCTAATAGCTTGCATTTTATCCGGTTGAATAGACTTTTTTATAGACATAACATAAGAAGAAGACACACCGATGCGCCTGCAAAATTCCCTTTCGCTAATGTTTAGCGTATCTATAAATTGTTTAAGTCTCTCTTTTACACTTGTTTCCATAAATGTAACTGTTTCTAAAAGTTAAAAATCGGCTTTCAGCTAAAATATGAACACTTTTAGTTTGCATATTGTATGCTTTTACTATACATTTGCATTGTGTTAGTTGTTCAGTTGCAAAGGTAAGCAAAAAGCAGACACTTAGCAATGACAAAAACACGCTAATTTACAGAAATTTATAAAAGCTATATGATACATACAAGTAAATTCATTAACAAGAACTTCCGCATTAAGGTAAGCGGAATAGACAACGAAGGCAACCGTATTAACAAGCTGGTAGGCGTTAGCGGTCTTCTGAATTTGATTGGCGAAACTTTAGCCGATAAGTTTGTAACACGCGCTTTGAAAGCCGGATTAGACAAAGTTAAGTGCTGCCTTCGTCGCGGGCTTCGCGTTACTTTCTACGTAAAATAGTTCACTCAATTACTTTTAATATTCAGCTATATGGATAAAGATTTTGAAAGCATTAGAAGCAAGGTTCTGAAACTACAAGCCCTTGCGGAACGCGGCGAGAAAGGCGAAGCCATAAACGCAAGGCGTTTGTTAGACCAACTGTTAGCCAAATACGGTGTTTCGTTGGAAGAAATAGTAGAAGCGCAGGAAGAAAAACAACCGTACACTTTCAACGTAAAGGAAAACGGGTACGGATTTACCTTGTTTACCCAATGTTATTTCAATGTAACAAACGAAAAGCGGATGAGTTACCGCCAGCGCAGAAGATACGTTACCGTTGAATTAACCAAAATGCAGTACGTAGAATTGCAGGCTTTGTACGATTGGCACTATAAACAGCTTACAAAGGATATGAAGCGGATGCAAAAGGAGTTCACGGAAGCGTACATACAAAAGCATAGGATATTCGGAAAGCATGGCGACGACAATAGCGAAGAAGAACGGGAATTAAGCCCGGAAGACCTGCAAAGACTTTTGCGTATGCTTAACTACATGGACAGCATGGAAGATACCAGCTATTACAAGCAGATAGGTAACGCTTCTTCTTCCGATTAACGTATTACCTTAATACAAATCAGAGGAACTATATATAAGCCAGCGGAAAAGGAATCCCCTTTGTAAAGGCTATAAACCGATGACTGCGGAAACAGACCGCGCGCGGGACGCTACGGGCGTACGAAGGGCGAACCTTCCCCCGCGCACTATGAATTTTAAATTTTACAATTATGGTAGTAACAACAGAAAATAAGAAAAAAAGCAAGGGCTTCCTTAGCGGGTTGAACCAGTTACGTGTAGGCGATTACAAAATAGCGGTAACGGAAATTAAAGCCGCTTTGGGAATAAATAACCGGAACAGTTTCTACGCATACCGGGACGGAAAGATAGAACCTAAAGTAACGCAAGCGAAAGCCGTAGAAGGCGTATTCAACAAATACGGAATAACAGCTAACATTTGGGACGTATGAAACTAAACGTGGAACTAAGCAGGCGGGAAACCGAAGTAGCGCACTTGCTGGCGTGGGGAGCTTCCAAGAAAGAAGTAGCGGACATTCTGTTTATTTCTACCCGCACCGTAGAGAATACAGCCCGGAACATCTACGCGAAAGTAGGCATACAAAAGGCTACGGAACTTTGCGTTTGGTGGTTCTGTACAAAGCATAATGTTCCGGTAAGCCTTGACCCGTTAAAACGCACATTCGTAGCGGTAGCCCTTCTTCTGCTTATACTCCCGAAGGAACTTACCGGGAACGGCGATTTTTTCAGAGTAGGAAGACGCGCGCAGATCACACGGATTGTCAAAACGACAGGAAGGCGCAAAGGCGAAAACGACTATAACCCTTTTGAAGTTTGCAGTTATGACTAAGATTTTTAAAGCCATCGGCATAGAATTTACGAAACCGCTAAAGTGGTATAACTGGCTTACCCTTGCTTGGGTTGCCGTTTCCTTTATACTTCTAAGCATTGACACTGAAACCGCGCCTATATGGGCAGTATTCCTTGTAGTTGCGAATTTCGCCCTTTCAATAAAGGTTGCGGCGAAGACAATACCGGACATTAAAGACGACGAAAACAGTTAGACTATGGACACAAAGAAACGAATAATAGACCTTACGCTCGGCGAACTTATGGACGCGATAGACGAACGTATAGAAGCTGCGGCACAGAAGCCGGAAAAGCCTAAAACGGCGAAACGTTACGTGTACGGTTTGAAAGGGCTTGCAATTCTATTAGGGTGTTCCAAGACAACCGCAGCACGGTTGAAGGCTTCCGGGCGGATTGATGCAGCGATAACGCAAGTAGGCGCGCTACTGATTATTGACGCTGATTTAGCGTTAAAGCTGGCAGCAGGCAACAAAAAGAAATAACTTTTAAAACACAGCTATATGATTAAAAACATTTGGATTAACATTCCCGGCTTTTCTAAATATGAAATAAATAGGGAGAGCAGGCAGATACGAAGTTACTGCCGGGGAGTAGAACCGCGTATATTGAAACCATGCAATAACGCATTGATATTAAAGGCGGATAACGGGGAAAAATACACCGGAAGCCTTAAACGTTTCCTTTATTCGGCGGAAAAGAACATAGACCCGCGCGAAATTAGCCGAAAATACTGTATAGTTGAAACAACCAGCGGGCAGATAGAACTAATAGATCGTAACACATTTCAAGAACGGATTAGGGAGCGTTTGAGAAAGAGAACAAGCGTTTCCAATATACAAGAAGAATATTTGAACGCCA